GATATAAACTGGTTCCCCTTCTCCACCACACCTGGGCTGAAATCTATACCCAAAACTTGGGCCGAGGGGAACATCCGTTGCAAGGCACTGGCAAAGATGCCACCTCCACAACCATAATCCAGAATGTTAGCTGGCTCCATCTGGCTGTTCTTGGGGTCGATCAATTGCAAGACAGTTTCCAGTCGACCATGAAACCCAGCCTCAACTACCTTGCCTTCCAAGGAAGGTTCCATCATGCCGGCTTCATACTGTTCTTCCGAATGCGTTTGTTCCAGACAGGAATCCAAGCGGTCTTGCTGTTCCTGGCTGACGCCTTCTTCCTCCCGAATATGGTAAGCGGTCACGAAATCGTCGTGATGAAGAAGGTTATCAAATATTTGCGGTAGATGATCTTGGAACCGGTCCTCAAAAAACTGGTCGAAATTCTGTTCCCATTCCTCAGCGATAGTGCTGTACTGATAATTGTCTTCCACCCATTGACGGCCGCTATCCTGAGCCTCTTTATATCGACCTGGATCGTCCAGCAAATCGAAGGTTTGGGCTATAAATTCGCGGCGGTATCCATCACTATAAGCATCACCCTCAATCAAAGCACCAGCAAACGGCCACAAAGTTTCTATCAACCCTCCTCGACTACTGGCTATCATTGGGGTTCGACAGGCTTGGGCTTCCAAAGCAGCGATACAAGAGGTCTCATCGAAAGTCGGCACACCCGGATACAACATCAAAGCTGATCTGGAGATATGTTCATATAATTGGGTTTTGTTCAAATTACCCAAATATTCAACCCCTTCGGTATGAGCTACCATGCGATCAGCTTGCTCACAAATCCGCTTCACGTCCGGGTTATTTTCATACATTGAATAGTAGCGACAAACCTTCAATTCCAGGTCAGGCCGTAACTCCCGCATCTGAGGAAAGATCTGCAATAATGGGAACAACCCTCGTTCTGGCCGGCTAATATAGATCATCTGGTTGGGATCTTTTTCAGCCACCAAACTGTCATCGACCGTATCCAAATCAATGCCGTTCTTAGTCACAAACGCTAGCTTCTCGATACCACTAGGTAAGATAGATTCGTAATTTTTCCGTTGCCAATCACTTACATAAAGGATCTGATCTGTTTGCCATAAACTGCCGGCATATTCAGCCTTGATACTAGCTTCCAACACGTCCTCAACCCACAAACCACGATACTTGGCCCGGACATTATTGGCCATCACTGGATAGTAGCGTTGGGAGATGAATATATCCCATTCGATACTGTGACACATATCAGGGAAATACTGGCTATCAGCCCATTTGACCCCGTTATATCGTCCTTGATGATCTTCGTTTTGAAATTGAGTGAAGACCGTGACCTGATGTCCTCGTCGGGCTAAAGCATTGGCCATATAAACCAAAGCTGTTTCACTGCCGCCTAAAGACTTCTCCAATTTAATAGTCTCAGCCGAAAAGGGGACTGATTGGCAATAGAAGGCGATATTGTATTTCATTCTGTATCCGCCCTCCGCTTTTGCTCCTTAAGTTTACGGTCCAAGACCAGTATTGCCTCATCAAGTTTGTGATTCGTTTTTAGCAAGGCGTCATTTTGTTGGCAAAGTTTCTCGTAATCTTTCAATAAAACCGGTAATACCCGACGGAATCGGGTTAGGTATTGCGGATTAAATGGTTTCTCGATATTGTGGGTCATAAAAACTTTCAGCACCTCAATATCAGCTAAGTCAAGCATAGGCATAAGACAACTCCCATGGGCGCGAATTGTGTTAAGGGTTAAGCGTCAGTGTCGATGCCTCTGGCATGACCTGATTCGTTCATCACCGCTACGGTGTATTCACCGACCACCACGCCTTTGGTAGCATGACCGGTCTTGGCTAGTTGTTCGTGTTGGAAAGAACGGCCCTGCAAAGGAACCACTTCAATCCGATCAGAAGCTAGAGCCATAGCCGATTTGTAAGGCATATGTCGTGATGGGGGCAAGATGGCTTGACGGCCAAAACTTGATTCGTAATAGACCACCTCAGTACGGAAAGTGTCTTCGTCATTGGTGACACGGATACGGGTATCAATTAAACCGTCGATAGCCCGTTTCCATTGAGCATCTGCCACAATTACGTCCACATCATCCCCACCGTTATCCCAGGCCGATTTGACCAAGGTATCGCCCAAGAAGCTGTCATCCAAGGCGGCAGTGGTGGTGTTCTGGTTAGTCGTGATGAATCTCCAGATACCTTTCATTGACCGATAGGCTGAAGCTGAACCAAAACTGTTACCCGAAGCCGCGCCCAAGATGACCGCTTTCTCCAGGTCACGCAAGATCTCTTTGGTTCGAGCTTCTAATTGATAGGCATATTCGTCATCAATCCCGCCTAAGTTATTGACCGCTCGTTGGGTGTCACTAACCTCGATCGGCTTTTGGAATTGCTGGACGAAATTGAAGTCCCGGCTTCGATTCTTAGATATATCGCCCGAAACGTCAGCCCCTTCCAAACTGGCATTACTGACCAGTTCCAAAGAACCGCCAACAGCTAAGGAGGATGGGCCTACACTACCGAATCCTCGGCTAACGGTAATGGAATTGGCACCTGTCACTACTGTGACTTGCATCAATTCTTCGTTGGCAATCAAGTTGCCGCCAACCATCCGCAGAATATCGCCTACCTGTAGATCGTTACCAGTTCCATTAACCCTGAAAGGGGTATCAGCCGTGGCACTGGCAATGGCACTGGAATTGATTAGCGAACCGGGTGAAAGTGAATCTTCGACCCATTCGTGCAAGACATTACTGGCCGGACTAGCCGCATCGCCAATATAATTCAATAATGGGGTTTCAAAAGGTGAAATCGTCGACACCAAATTACTGACATCTTCAGCAATTAGCGTATCATTGTCATAAGTTGCTCGACCTGAAAAAGCCATTTCCTACTCCTTGACGGTCTCCTCTATGCTTGAGATTGAGCCGTCTTTAGTTCTCGTTGTTTTTTCAACATAGCTTGTCGATCACCGGACCGCCCCGATTTCCTGGCTTGGGCCGTTAGATCTTCAAGCTCCTTTTCTAAGGATTGAACCGTATTCAGATTGGAGCCACCGCTGGCGCCTGAGCCACCACCCCGAAAATTGGCTGGCTGGAAACTTGGATGCCGGCTAACAAAGCCAACAACTGCGTCGTCCAGGCTCATATAATCGCCACTAGAATTGAAGGGTCGATTGCCGTCACTGTCAACCACCTGAATCTCAAAGCTACCATTGCCATCGTTGCTGTTAGCTTGAATAGCATAATAACTATCGGAATCGGGTAGGACCGGCACACCAGATTTCATCATCTGTTTGGCAATATGCACCATTTCAGGGATCACACCACCTTCAACTCTGGATAAAGCCGAACTCAATTGAGACTCGATAAAATTGGATTCCCGTTCATTTTGCAACTGGTTGACCGCTTGATCCTTATCAGCCAGAGCTTTTTGAATTTGGGTGTCCTTTTCTTCGATTACCCTTTTATATTCGCCCTGTTCTTCCAACTTGCGTTGATCTTCCAAGGCTTGTTGTTCGACCGTTTCTCGTTGCCTCAATCTGAATTGTTCCAACTCACTCCGTTCGTCTTTACCCAACTTAGATTCAGTTTGCCGTTTGGCTTGGCTCAAGATCTTAGGAATAATTTGGTTATCAATCCAATGTTGTTGCTGATCATTAAATACCGGCTTAGTATCCGGCGCCGTGTTTTGCGACCCGTCGGTCGGGCTTGAGACTTCCGCTGAAGTGGTTTCTTCGGTGGTTGTTTCTATATTTTCAGCCATTTGATCCTCCGTTTTTGATCCGTCGATCTCCGTTTATTAAGGCCCGTCGGCCATGTTCGATAACACTTGTCATGCTACAACCTGCTCAATCAATCCTGTAAAAAGAGCATATTGGTTACTGATAAATCTTTCGCTACCTTTGGCATTGTTGACTGTAAAGGTGAAAGGCGATTTTTTGATAGTGATTTGCGGTTTCGGCGTTTGCCATTGGTCCGGTGATCTCAGCTTGTCCATGGTGTAACAAATACAATTCGGATGGGGTTTGGGCGGTAACTGGCCAGGCGGGTAAACGCCTTTCCCCATTTGATACAAATCCTGATCGGCTAATAGGTCGCAAACATCCCATTTAGGGTGTCGGTTACTCAGCCTCCATTGCATACCTTGTACCACAGGGCTTGTAATGGCCGTTAGACGCCGACTTTCGTGGTAAGCAGTGTTTATCTCCGTCCGAGCCAAACGCATCGTCTTGTAACGAATACTGTGGCCCATACCTATCGAGCCGCCAAGGACAAACTTTTCCAGGTTTCTAGCCAGACTGATAGCACTTTGACCTCTGACGATAGCTGCCATAACTTGGTTCTCAATCAAGGCTGTTTGGTTGTTAGCCCATATATTGGGGCTGATTTTCAATCCTTCGACATCCACCCGGTTAGCATAATCGGCCATTACCGTTTGTGGAATACCTGCAAAGTTGCTCAGGTCGATCTCTTGATCTTCTTCACTGAGCAATTCTTCCGTAAGCCCTTCCATCAAAGCCGTTGTTTCTTCGGTTACCGACTCAACCGATTCAGAAATTCCCCCGCTGATTCCGGTCCCCAATTGGATCATCAAATCTTGGATGGCTTCACGCTTGGCTATAAACAACCGCCGTACCACTTTTTGACCTTCTGTCAAATCTTCCTCATCTATCAACTGCCCGTCACTTGTCATCTGAGCTATCAGGGCCGTCAACTGCGAGGAGGCCATTTCTAAGGCCATTAACTGCCGTTCTTCAGCCGCTTGGCTGGCTTTGAAGGGTATAGCCCTCGATTTAAAAATAGACTGCTGATAAGCCGATATGCTCATTCTGTTTCTGGTTGCCCGTTACCGCCAAACTCGGCCGATTCGGCCATGAAAGCTAAGGCCTGTGCATCGTTCGTGGCACTCCCTTCCAGTTCTTCAGCGATAGTTTCGGCTAGATCTTGTTCCAATTTGGGTTCTAGCCTTCGAGCTATCCGATGCAGATGCTCGCTAGTAAAGGTGGGCGATTTGTCACCAAAGACTTCACGCACCAATTTGCTATTGGCTAGAGCTTGACTGATTGACTCGATCTCGAAGGTGTCTGGATAGTCGATATGCCCTAACTCTAAATCCTGCCCGGTCCAACTGTGGTATACGCCCATAATCTGAGATTCAGCCATCTCCAGGTTGCGACTGAACCGACTCAAAACATGATTCAGTTGATGAAAATCGTATTGTTTAGCTACCCCTGATTGTTCGGCTAAAGCCCGATGATCCAGATGAGCTGCACGCAAGATTTGTTGGATCAGGAACTCACTGGAAAAGTTCTGCATGAACTCAGCTGGGTCGGTGGGTGGGCTAACGTAAGCGGGAGGTTGACCGCCTTCGGGATATTGGAAGACGTTGCTGGCTGAAATGATGGTTTCTTCTTCCTGATCATTAGCCGCCATCGGGTTATCACTAGCGGCCAAGAATGGAAAGGCCTGTTTAGCCACGAATTCGTCAATGTAACTGCTAATATTAGTCAAAAGGCGGTTAATGGGGGCAATATCGACCAATTGGCTTAACCCGATCATCGGATATTGAGGATGCCGTTGGAAATAGGCCAAGACAAAAGGCACTCGTTGTAATCCGTGCGTATCCTTGACGATTAGTTCACCTTGATCGTCATGTAAAAACCATTCGTCACGGGTGAAGGTGCGGAATACAATTTCTTCTTCTGTCTCGGCGAACGGGTCATTATTGGCCGTCACCTTTTCCCGTAACCGCACCCATAACAATTGACCAAACTTGTCCAGTGACCAATTGACTATATCTACCGGCTGATAAATGCAAAGATAGGGCCGAATGCCGGCTTCTTGTTGGTCACGTAAGGTCAGGATCGAATCGTCACGGGGCGGGGAGTCGATTAAAATGCCACAAAAGCCATAAACTTGCGTGTAGGTGGCGACTTGTTGCATAAAATCGTCAATGGTATTGCCGCGTAAATCCACGTCACGACTGAAATCGAGGTAGTATTGATC